AACTAGACCTTCTTGATGTGACTCATACCGAATCGAGTCCGATACCGCAAACCCTGACGGAATGTACATCGACACAGCATCCCCACTGATCTCGGTATTGATTTTTGTTCCACCATTCGCATATCGGGGACGATGAGTAGAAAAACTCACCCACGGATTCCCATCACCATCCAGATCGATCGGGTATCGAATGTTTCCGATTCTTTGCTCTTGCGCCATGAGATCTAAATATCCCTGAGATAGTGTATCTTCTGGGTTATTTATATGGCATACAAAGGGCGTTTCACCCCCAAGAACAAAGACAAGTACATAGGAGACCACAAAGGGATCGTGTACCGCTCTTTGTGGGAGCGGAATACATTCAGATGGCTCGATCAGAATTCATCAATAGTCGCATGGAATTCTGAGGAGGTTGTAATCCCCTACATTTGTGAGACCGACAGAAAGCCCCACCGGTACTTTATGGACCTGTGGTTCAAGACTCGAGAGGGTAAGACCTATATCGTCGAGATTAAACCCAAGCGCCAGACACAACCTCCAAGTACTCCAAAGAGGAAGACTCGAAAGTACATCAAAGAATCTCTGACATATGTCAAGAATCGCTCGAAATGGGAAGCTGCCGCCGAATATGCTGCCGACCGTGGGTGGCATTTCGAAGTATGGACAGAAGATACTCTCAAAGCTCTGGGCATCAAGATCCTCAAGTGAGATTATAAATAGTCGTATACACGCTCGACAGGTGCCGAATTAGATGGCCGACTCAATATTCACCGAATTACAAGCTGCCGCTTTCCGCGAAGGTCTGAACCCACGGACCAAAAAGGCTCGTGAGTGGTTCCGTAAGAAAGCGCGTGGTCTGACTGATATCAACAAGCTCGATTTGATCTCGGATGATCGGCTGACACAGCTTAGTGCCCCGGCCCCCGGTCAGATGTTCATGTTCTTCTATGATCCAAAGACCAAAAAGAAGCTCCCTTACTATGACACTTTCCCGCTGATCCTGATGGTCGAAACTGCGCCCAACGGATTCTACGGTCTGAATCTCCATTATTTGCCCCCTGTCCTGAGAGCCAAGTTGTTTGATGCCCTGCTAGAGACCGCGAACAATCGGAAATATAACGATTCGACCAAACTCAAAATCAGTTATTCGCTCCTCAAGTCGACAGAAAAGTATGCGGCATTCAAGCCGACATTCAAGCAATACTTGTCAGGGTATGTCAAATCAAGGATCGTGCGGGTTGATGCTCCTGAGTGGCCGATCGCCGCATTCCTTCCAACAGAGTCTTTCCGCAAGGCTGGTACTCAGAAGGTTTGGTCCGATTCAAGGAAGATGGTATGAGCTTTCGTGTCGATGATCTAAAGGCCCAGATGTCGAGTCGTGGTGGTCCTGCTCGAGCGAACCGGTACCGCGTGTACTTCCCTCAGTTGGATTTTGGCTCTGAGACCGAGGCCCTTAACGTGATGTGTGACTCGGTTGGGTTTCCGGGAAGGCAGCTCCTCACGACCGAACGATTCACGGACATGAAAGCACGAAAGATTGCGTATGGGTTCGCGGCCGAGGACCTTGAAATCTCTTTTATCTTGATGAATGACTGGTCGGCATGGAGATATCTGAACGACTGGCATTCCCGGGTGATCGGGAATATCAATGAACTGGGTGGGTATACCGTCAACTTTAAGAGTGATTATTCCCGGGACATCGAGGTCGAACACCTGACTGCCGATTCGGAGGCTTCTGGTGAAGCGGTCAAGCGGGTGATCCTCGAAAATGCATACCCCTCGACTCTCAACACAGTCGAACTGTCGAATTCGGCGGAGAATGAAATCATTCGCGTGTCGGCGTCTTTCTCGTACGACAACTGGTCCGAATATACCGAATAATGAAGTGTGTAATAATTAGGAGATGATACACGATGGCATTACCAAAGGTTGAAACACCGAAATACGAATTGAAGGTCCCGTCGACCGGAAAGATGGTGACGTACCGGCCGTACTTGGTCAGGGAAGAAAAGATCCTGATGATGGCAATGGAGTCGCAGGACAATCGTCAGATGATTCGTGCTGTCAAGGATGTGATCTCGGCGTGCACGGAAGGCGAAGTCGATATCTCGAAACTCGCGATGTTTGACCTCGAATACATCTTCTCGATGCTTCGGTCCAAGTCCGTCGGTGAGACTACATCGATCGGCGTGAAGTGCGAGTCATGCGAAACCAAAAACGATGTCGACGTGAACATCGAGAACGTGCGGGTCAATGTACCGAAAGACGATACGAATAAAACAATTCAACTGACCGACGACGTTGGCGTGATCCTTCGGTACCCGTCGGTCGACGTGATCTCCGAGGCCGAAGGGGCCGGTGGAAACGAAGTCGATATGGTCTTCACGCTAGTCGGTGCGTGTATCGAGACGATCTTCTCGGGAGACGAGATGTATGACGTCGATCAGCAGTCCAAGAAAGACCTTCAAGAGTTCATCGAATCGCTTTCTACCGAGCAGTTCAACAAGATCCGCGAATTCGTCGAAGATATGCCAACTGCGGCACTCGATGTACAGTTCAAGTGCACGAATTGTGGGACCGACAATGATATTGAGGTGAAGGGTCTTGCAAATTTTTTCTCATAGCCCTTTCTCATGATCACTTGGTGAATTATTACAAGACCAACTTCTCGATGATGCAGCATCATGGCTATAGACTCGAGGAATTGGACGCAATGATGCCATGGGAAAGGGAAATATACGTGTCACTATTGATCGATCATATCAGAGAAGAAAACGAAAAAATGCGTAGCCAGAATAGGTAACCGAAGATGGAAGAGAGCCTCGCCGGAGTTAATCAAAAACTCGCAATGACAAACGAACGCGTCGAGCGTGTCGAGCAGGAAGGGTCGCTGACCAACGAATTCCTCGACTTGACCGTCGATGTGTTTAGGGATAAGTTTGACTCTCTGATCAACTTCATTCAGGGCGATTCTCTCGAGCAGTTAGAACAGCGGCGCGAGACTGCCAAACAGCAAGCAACCTTGATGGGAATTCTAGAATCTGTAAATGAGAATCTCGAAAAGGGTGTCGATCAACGCGGTAAGATAATCGAGAATCAGGAGAAAGAAGAAACCGAAGGCGGTCTGTCGGGGCTTGGGCTTGCTTTCGGATCACTCGCCGTTGCTATTGGTGTATTTAAAGGTGTGTTGCAGGGGTATGTGGCATCTACCAAAGCACTGTTAGTATCATTCAAAAATCTCGGCGGTGCTCTATTCAAGGCAACCAACAGAGTATTTTCTTTCTTTACGTCGGCCCTGCGCTCTCGGTTTGAATCGATCAATAAACTTTTCACCAGTTTCCAAAAGATTGCGACTACTATCGTCACGACATTTAGGAATTTTGCCGCACGTGTAAAAAATATCATGTCAGTGGGCGCGGCTCTTGGACGCGCTACCCTGATGGCACCGATCAATGCGTTCTTTGCCGCAGTCCGTAGGTTCCAAGGGATTTTCACGAAAGCGGGCCAGTCAGTGTCTAGGGTCGGCAGCGCAATATCCAAGACCTTCGCAGCCATAACCAAGCCCTTTTCTGATGTTATTGGCATATTCCGGAATGCCTTTTCTGGAATTACAAATATAGTAAAAGGAGCAGCGTCGACCACTGGGCGGATTGGGAAGATTTTCGCTACTATCTCGGGGTTCGTAGGTAGGATAGCGAGTGCAGCAGCAATGGTTGCCCGTTTTGCAGGACCGATTGGCGTTGCCATAAACCTTGCCGTTGCTGCTTTTGGCACGATTAAGGGTGCGCTACAGGGATTCAAAGAAGGAGGCGTCCTCGGCGCCCTAAAAGGCGCTATATCAGGTTTTCTCAAGGCTCTGATAGGGGTACCCCTTGATTTCATCAAAGGCGCTGTCTCGTGGATTCTCAACCTGTTTGGCCTCGACAAGGTCGCCGGCTTACTTGAGTCGTTCTCATTCAAAGATTTGATCGAGTCGATTGTAGAAGCCCCGTTTAAGATAATTGAATTTATCAAAGACTGGATTGCCGAGAAGGTGCGGTCGTTGGGTCGAATAGTCGGTGCCTTGATCCCGGACTCGATCAAGAAGTTGCTTGGCATCGATGAAGATGAAGACGAACCGCGTACACGCGAAGATGTTGAAACCGAACTCAAGGATGCCAGAACTCGTAAGGCCAGCCGATTCGGATTTGGTGCAGAGGAGCGGCGCCAAGAAGATCAAGAAGAAATCGATGCACTAAAGCGCGAACTCGCGATCATCGATAATGCCGAGGGCCCTTCGAGAGCCGAACTGAGGAGGAGAGAACGGGAGCGGAAGAAAAAGGAAATTGCTCGGGCCAGACAAAGTGCGGGTCTTGAGTCCCCAAGCCAACCGACTGGTGCCCAGCAAAGCGGCGCAGAGCTTGATATGGCGCAAAAGGAACAAGGTGCACTCGAGTCCAAGAACCGTGGAGGCGGAGGTCCCGGCGGCGTCGGGGTTTCGAACGTCAACAACTCGACCACCAACATGATCTCACAGCCGACGATCAACAACAACCCGCTCCCGTCACCGTCACGGAGCCCAGATACGGCCAAGGATCTTTACTACCGGAATCCTTCGGCGGCAAACTTTTAAAATAAAAGCCCCTCCATTGCGGAGGGGCTAACAAGAGATATATTATTATAATTATCTGCGGCGGGCTTGCCTAGTCCTGAGATGCTAGCTTCGCAAAATAGCTCAGCGTGTCATCATCATCGTCATCACTCGCCTTGATCGGGTCATCCTCGAGCTCCTGAGAAGTAAAATTCCCATTCCCTCGTGGCGTCTTAGGAGCTTCCTGCTGCTCATCAAGGCTTACCTGATCTCTCACGTTTGAAGGCTGAGTGTCTTCACCCATATTTAGTACTCGATTGAGCTTGGCCTTCAACTCGTCATACGGCTTGTACGATGACGGATCGGTAAACTCGGCGAGCGAATGCATCTGGCCATACACCTTCTCGAGCTCATCATCATCCCCACCCAGCAAAGGCTTCGGGGCAGCGAATTCTGACTTGTCGTAATTACGGAAATCATCGACATTCCGGATTTTGAGCTTGAAATCAGCACCTTCCCAGAAGTCAAACGGGTTGACCGGCTCTTCGTCCTGAAATTCAGGCTGCATCATGTCCATGATCTTGTCGAAGATCTTCTTACCGTACCGGTACAAGTACACTTTCCCTTCGGTTTCGGGATTGTTAGGGTCCGACACCACATAGATGTTTGACACATAATGTAACCGGCGCTTGCGGTCCCGGGCCGTCTGCTTGTCTTCATCACGCCCCGTGTTCCAGAGCACCGAGTTGGCCTCGGATACCGGGTCATTCTGTCCAAGTGTGGTGAGTGATTTTTCAACGTACCACAGACCGGTCGGGCCCTTGAAAAAGTGATCCCAATACCGAACCCATGGAAGGTCCTCGCCTTCAGGGGCAGGGAGCAAGCGGATCACCGCATAACCGTTGCCTGATTTATCGACCGTGGGCTTCCAGAACCGATCGTCCCCGAGCGATTTCTGACCACCGTCTGTGTTAAGCTTCTCGGCTTCTGCGACAAGCTTGTTGATGTCCTGTGAACGTTTCTTTTTCATATCGGAAAATGACATATCTGTCTCCTTGTGTATTCGTATACTTGGTTATTGTATCAGTGTGTGAAATTTTTGAGAATTATCTCCTTCATCTTGCGTGTATTGAACTCTAGTATTTTGCTGTATTTCTTCACTTTCTTCATCAAATCAGGCCAAACGATCGTATCGGTGACCTCTTTGTCTGCTCGAGCCATAAACCCGGTTAGGGTGTCCAAGATCACGAGAGTCTCGAGATTGACCTCTTGGCTCATGTATTTAGACACAACCAGCGGATAAGGCGATGAATCCCCCAGAGCAAACAGATCATCGAAAGAATCAGCTTCCATCGACAGAGTCGACAGATCAGATTCGAATATGTATGAAAGAGACTGGATCTTTCGCAGCCACTCTGAATAATCGGCCTCGGACTCGAGCATATTACCCACCCACTTGGGTGAATCGTCTGACACAAAATGTGCGGTAAAGAAACCAGCTACCTCGGAAGTGTCCTTGAATTTCCGACCCACTTTGGCGAAGAAATACCGATCATTTCGCTTGAAGAAGCTTTGCGGCTTCACCGAAGTCTTATAATTGTATTTTACCGCGTCATAGGAATCTGACTCAAAGTGCAGCTTGATCGCCATATAAGTCTTGTACACATCATACGGGTCGACAGTCATAGTGGCAAAGATCCTTTATCACCTTTGACTAAATTAGCCTCAACTGCCTCGGCCTCGATTTTCTCTTTGATGATCGGGGTCAGGAGCTTCGATGCGTCCGCAGGATCAATACCTCTTTCCTCGCATAGCGTCACCACCGCATCCACATAAGAGGAATCGCGGCTCCCTGAAATATACTGCTCGACCATCTTAGAAAAACGCTTCTTGGTCAGAATGACGTCTTCGACTGCACTGATTTCTTTATCGGAAGTCATATCACTCCCAGCGGTAAAAAATGTGATCATCGATTTGTACAATTCTAGTCAAAGAGCTTACCCAGTTGGGGGAAGCATCAGTTGCATGATAATGGGTAGACCCTTCGGTCATGTCGTACCCGAGATGATCCAGATAGTATACATGAGCAGCCTTACGTTTTGCAATTTCCCACGCAAGTTGGTCCCTCGGGGTGTCGGATTTTCCATCACAATACCAAGAGAATTGGCAATTTCCGATCTGAATCGGGGCACCGGGTGAATCATGGAATCTTTGCTGCTTAACTACCCCGCAAATATTATCAGGGTATCTTGAATCTTCTACCCGATTCAGGGTCACGTGACCGACCGCCAACATCCCAATATGCGATTGGTTACGGGCTTCGAAATAGATATTCTGTGCCAGACATTCATGGCCACTCGGGCCGACCGATGAGATCATCAGCGACATAACCATCGAGTAAAGTTGAGTATTCAAGCCCGCGGTCATTTGTTCAGCACCCGAAGCAAGATTGTATCCTCGTTGATCCGACCGTTCGCTTGTGTGGTCGAGGTGGTGAGCTTGCCCCACGCGGTGTTGATCTGATTTGGGGTCTTGGACAACACAACCCCAAGGAACTCGTCTGGTTTGCGGAGTTTGATCCGCCGGGAGGCTTCGGGGTCAAATCCTCGAATGCTAGTACCCGAGACCTCGAGCCCCGATGGCTTATCGGCAACATATTCGGCAAGAATCCGATTCCGCGTATTGAAGGTGTATACCCTGAATGATCCGGGTACACTGGTCGGGTCAACCGATTGTACCTTGTATTCCGAAGACTCTTTGAGATACTTGAGATTCCGTACTTGCTTGTCGGCTGATTTGACCTTGGGCCTCTGCGTTTTGCGACGTGCGGCCCCTGATGCCTTGATCTTGTCCAAATCCATCAGCATCTTCTCGAGTACCCCGATCCGTCGTTTCAGCTCTTTCTTCGGGATATTTGAGTAACCTTCTGCCAAGTCTTGATCCGACTTGTCGTACGCACCCCGGAATTCCTCGAGTGCACTCTCGATCCAAGGTGTAACCATGGGTACGGCAGCGGGTTTGAGATCGTGCTCCTTGAAAGCCAGATAAATGTCGAATCCGATGGTCTGACCACTGGCCCAATCGTCAGCGAGTTGATCAAGATCCGTGAGGATCGTGCCCTCGACCTTGTTACGCATAAGCTCTGTCGGGGTAAGAGGTCTTCCATCTTGGGATTCGGCGGCCGGCTTGCGGGATTTCAGGATCTCGCGACCCGACTCCAATAATTCATCGAATGTATTTTTGAGATATTGGGGATAATGCGCATAAGGCTCTTCGAATTCAAGCCCCTTGTTCATCCAGAAAATCGCGGCAGCTTTACCAGAATACAGAGAAAAGTGCCACTCAGGATTAGCTAAGATGGCCTTCGCGTCTTCTTTGGAGTAATTATCACGCACATAGCCTTTGGTCAATTTGAGGATATCATCCTTTTCGATCTCCTCATTAAAATATTGATTACAGATGCGAAATCCGCGATCAAGGGGTGCTGCCCCGAGACCCGTCTTGACTCTTTTCTGAACAGTCTTGTTCTTCTTGGTCCCGAAATTTCGGTCTTTAAGAAGATTCTTGGCTGCCATTGTCTATAGACTCCTTGGTAATCGCATTCGCCAGCATTATAGCATATCCCCATGAGGGCGTCAAGCTAATAATCCACCGGTAGCAAGTCAAA